CCGATAACGCATTTTCGAGGTCGGAAATCCGGCCACGCTTAGCCCGTCCTGTAAATCTGCAGGGCGGTTTTTGCATTTCAGAGATCCGAATGGTTCGGATAGGCGGCTGCGGCCGTCGCTTTCAACGCAAGGATTACAATCATGAGCCAAGAAACATTCATCGAATACCGTGTTGTCCCTGTAACCCGCTATGTCATCAACCGCTTCAACAAGACCCTTTCTCCATGCGTGACAGGTGAACTAGTAGAGGGCGCCGGCTCCTGTGGCCGTGGCGAGTATGATAATGCCGATACCGCCTATGAGGTCGCCTACGCCCTAGCGCGGGCCGACCATGAGCGCCTTGGCTGGGATTTGGGGGATGAGCGCCTTCGCTATCCTAACGACCCAAGGCTTGCGGAATGTATTCGCGGTGGGACAGAGGCTGGTTGATGATCACTGGATACGGAAAGGGCTGGCAGGAGCCTAAGGCTACAACGCGCTTCGCCCGTTTCAGACAGATCATGAGAGAGCCAGCCACTACCAACGCATACATAGGCGCCGCTGTATTCTGGTTTGTGGTGATGACGCTAGTTTTGAATGGCCTATTTTTCACCATAGGTTGAAATTCAACGGCGGAATTAGCTCTCACTAGCCGTTATTAGGGCTTATTACCAACCACAGATTGAATCAGCCCTATTCCGGGGCCTTTTCGCGTGAGGACAGAGCATGTCAGTAGCAACCGTCCTGTTGATCATTCTGATCCTGCTCCTCGTCGGTGCACTCCCAAACTTCGGCTACACGACAGGCTGGGCACCATCGGGCGGCATTGGGCTGGTGGTCGTTGTGCTGCTCATCCTGGTGCTCACAGGGCGGATCTAGCGTGGCCAGACCATCGTCATTCTCGGAAGAGATAGCTGAAAAGATCCTCGACAGTCTGATGGATGGCAAGAGCCTGCGCTTTATCTGCACTGCGGATGACATGCCGCACCGATCGACCATCATCAGGTGGATGTCCGACAACGCTGATTTCGCTACCAGGTGCGCGCGCGCGAGGGAAATGCAGGCTGATCTCATGGATGACCTGATCCTCGACACTGCGGAAGAAACCACACCAGAGAACGCGGCTGCTAGCCGGGTGAAGATTGCGGCCTACCAATGGAGGGCTGCAAAGCTTGCCCCCAAAAGATACGGCGACAAAATTGAGGTTGAACACGCAGGCCGTGTTTCCCTCACCAGCATGACGGATGAAGAGCTTGCAGCTATCGCCACAGGAAGCAGCCCGCGAACTTCTCCGAAGGCGTAAGGCCAGAAGCTCGCTCATCGACTACGCCCGGTTTATCGAGGTGCCTGGTGCGCCGGTTACGGAAGAAGAAGACGAGGAGCATTTCAAGCCGGTAGAGACGGTATTGGCCCGACACCACGAGATGATCCTGGCGGCGACACAGCGTTGCATTCAGCGCCACTCGGGTCGAACTATGCTGTTCCTGCCTCCTGGCAGCGCCAAGTCCACGTATGCGACTGTGGTTTCCCCCAGCTGGGCAATGGGCTCGATGCCGGGATTTAAGGTTATCGGGGTCAGCTACGGTTCTGACCTGTCCCGCAAGTTTGGCCGGCGAACACGCTCGATCGTCAAGCAGCATGCGTTCAAGTCGCTGTTCAACACGGCATTGAGTGCGGACAGCGGCGCAGCGGATGAATGGGCGCTGGATAACGGCTCGGAATACATGGGCGGCGGCATCCTTTCGGGGATCACCGGCAACCGCGCTGATTTTGTTCCGATCGATGATCCAATCAAGGGCAGGCAAGAGGCGGACTCAGAGGTAACGCGGAAGCGCACGGTCGAGGCATATCAGGACGACATCCTAACCCGCCTCAAGCCTGGCGGTTCTTTGATGATCACGCAGACGCGCTGGAATGAGGGCGATCTGGCCGGTTCAATCCTCCCTGAAAATTGGGCTGGCGAAAGTGGCATGATTGAATGCCGAGACGGCAACACATGGGAGGTGATTTGCATTCCTGCTCAATGCGAGCATCAGAATGATCCTCTTGGCCGCAAGATTGGTGAGTACATCTGGCCTGAGTGGTTCCCTGAGGATCACTGGGCAACATTCAAGCGCATCCCGCGCACTTGGTCGGCGCTCTATCAGCAGCGGCCGGCGCCTGACACAGGCGATTACTTCAAGACTGAGTGGATCAAGCAGGTTGATAAGCTCCCACGCCGGGAAGACCTGAACATATACGGAGCATCTGACTACGCGGTCACCTCGAACGGTGGTGACTGGACGGTTCATGTGGTCGTCGGCATCGATCTGGACGGGCGGCTTTACCTCCTCGACATGTGGAGAGGGCAGACAGCCTCCGACCAATGGATTGAATCGTTCTGCGACCTCGTTCTGAAGTGGAAGCCGATCGGGTGGGCTGAAGAGACAGGCCAGATCAGATCTGGCGTTGGTCCTCACCTCGAAAGACGACAGAGAGAGCGCAAGGCCTACGTTTTCCGTGAAGCTTTCCCGACACGGGGCGACAAGGCCGTCAGAGCGCAGTCCATTCGCGGTCGTATGGCCCTCAACGGGCTTTATGTGGCGGTTGATGCTCCATTCAGGCCTGAACTCATTCGCGAGCTGCTGACGTTCCCTGCCGGTGTCCATGATGACCAGGTGGATGCGCTCGGCCTGGCCGGTCAGCTCCTCGACAAGATGTATACGCCGCAAGCGCCGGATCCGAAGACCCTGCCTCGTCCTCGAAAGGATTGGTTTGATGACACAGACGACCAAGGCGATACGGATTGGAAAGTCGCGTAATGGATGACAAAGAATTCCATTCCTGGCTGATGGACATGTTCTGCGATGCAAACGATGCTTCGGACAAGTCCCGCCGCCGTGCAGAGCGTGACATCGACTATTACAACGGCCGGCAGTTGACCGAGGCTGAGGTTCGCGAACTCAAGAAGCGCGGCCAGCCGCCTGTCACGCTGAACATGATCCGCAACAAGATTGACTACCTGCAGGGCCTTGAGCGGCAGCAGCGGACGAAGCCACGCGCTCTTCCTCGCACTCCAATGCATGAGCAGGACTCGGAAGGCGTCACGGACTCGCTGCGGTACGTCTGTGAAGATCAGGCCTATGACGACACGAAGTCCAAGGTTTGGGCCGATCTGCTGAAGGCTGGCTGGGGCGGCTTTGAAATCACAGTCGCTCAGAAGGCCAACAAGTCGCAGATGATGGCCTCCACGGCCCTGACACAGCCGGAATATGACGTGATTGTCACGCGCTGCCCCTGGGATCGGATGTTCTGGGATCCTCACAGCGCGGAAGAGGATTACTCGGACGCCACTTATCAGGGCCTTGTGATCTGGATGGATCGATCGGAAGCGGTTCGCCGGTATGGTGAGGGCGCGGCTGAAGTCTTTGACGCCACGATCAACATCACGACTGTGGGCGACACGTTTGACGACAAGCCCAAGTTTCAGTGGGTGGATAATGCCAAGCGCAAGCGTATCCGCGTCATCCAGATCTATTACATCGATGAGGAAGGCCAGTGGAGCTTTGCCGAGTACACCCGGGGCGGCATTCTGCAGAACGGGCCATCGCCTTTCCTTGATGAGGATGGTGAGCGGGAGAACGCATTCTGCTGGCGCTCTGCCTATGTCGATCGGGACAACAACCGTTACGGCGCCGTCCGCGATCTGATCGACCCACAGGACGAGATCAACAAGCGGAAATCGAAGTCGCTGCACTTCTTCACCAGCCGGCAGACGTATGGCAATCATTCGTTCGCAAACACAGCGGAGAACAAGCGCCAACTTCAGAAGCCCGATGGCCATGTCACGCTTGAGGGGCCGGCTAAGTTTGGCGAGGACTTCGGCATCATCCCGACCAATGACCAGGCTCAAGGCCATATGGAGCATTTGCAGCTCACCATGTCGGTGTTTGAGACCATGGGGCCGAATGCTGCAATGCAGGGCAAGCAGGGTTCGGCCGTCTCGGGCAGGGCCATCGCGCTCAACCAGCAGGGCGGGCAGACCCAAATGGGCTTGCTGACTGACTCGCTGCGGCAGATGGACATTCAGGTTTACCGCAAGATGTGGAACCGAATTCGCCAGTTCTGGACAGGCGAACGCTGGATCCGCGTTACCGACGATCAGCGCAATATGAAGTGGGTAGGGATCAACCCTGCCCAGCAATACGACCCGGATCAGCTCAAGCAGCAGACGCAGGCTGACGTTGCTATCATGCAGAACCCATTGGGTGAGATCGACGTGGACTTTATCCTTGATGAAGCACCGGCCGTCGGCACGCTGATGGATGAGCAGTTCGCGCTTCTCATCGATCTGAAGAACATGGACACGCAAGGGGAAATTCCCTTCAAGGCCGTCATTGCCGCCGCTCCGAACCTTCGCAACAAGGCGGAGCTCATCAAGGCAATCACCGAGAAGGAAAGCCAGCCTCCGAATCCATTGCAGGTGGCCGGCGCCGAAGCCGAGCTTGCAGAGGTTCAGGCCAGCGCCAAGCTGAAGGAAGCCCAGGCGATGAAGGCTATGTCGGACGCCGCGGCGAACGGCAATCCTCAAGGGCAGCAGGGACCAACGGATATCGATGTTGCTCAGGCCCTTGCCGAGATCAGGTTTAAAGACGCCAGCACGATGAAAACGTTGGCGGAAACAGAACAGGTGCAGGTCGAGACAGACCTTGCGCCTCAGAAGATGGCCCATGACGCGCACGTTGCAAGTCAGCGGCTTAACTCCGGTGCCGGGAGTAACGGGCAATCGGCGACAGTCCGTTAATCTGTCAGGTGGTGCCTACCTCAAGGGCAATGCCGGTGCCGGGCCTCTCGGGCAATCGTATTCCCCACGAACGGAGAAAACACTGTGACTGAACAATCGCTGGACGACATCATGTCGGGCCGGGACGTACCCGTGTCCGATACCACCACCGCTGAACCTGAGCTTACGGCTGAGGAACAGCGAGCAAGAGACGAACGAGGCAGGTTTGCCGCAAAGCAGGAAGCCGAAACCCAGCCCATCCCGGGCGAGGTGGCGCAACCCCAGCATCCAAGCGGCCATGTCCCTATCCAGGCTCTCGACTCCGAACGCGGCAAGCGCAAGGAACTTGAGGAGCGCTATGAAAAGGACATGCGAGAAATGCGGGACCAGATTTCCCGGCTTTCCGTACCTTCCAAGCCTATCGAAGAGCCGAAGCCGAAGCCCGCCCTATGGGACGACCCCGAAGCCTTCATGCAGCACCAACTGTCTCCGGTGGAAGAACGCATCCGCAATATGAACGAGCGGTATTCCGAGCGGCTTGCTGCCAAGGAATACGGACCCGAAACGGTTCAGTCCGCGAAGTCATGGATTGAACAACGCGCCACGACCCCAGACGGTCAGCGCCTCATTCAAGAGCTGATGCAGTCCGACGACCCGTATGATGATCTTGTGAAACACTACAAGCAGCAGACGGTGATCAGCGAAGTCGGGACCGACCCCGAAGCCTTCAAGAAGAAGGTGATCGAGGAATATCTCGCCTCCCAAGCCCAGTCACAACAGCCCCAGCAAACGACCCAACCGGCCGCAAGCCCTATGCCCACAGCCTTTGCGAAGACGCCTTCAAGCGGTCCTCGTGGTGGCCCTGAGTATGGTGGCCCACGGCCTCTATCGGAAATCATGGGCGGTCGTTGAACCGCCTCCATTGAGGTAAAGCACCATGGCAGAGACCCGCGTCGTTGCCGAACTATCCCCCACAATCTGGGACGATCAGTTCAGCACCGAGTTTTTCCAGAATAACCCGTTCTCGGCTTATGCCGGCACGGGCTCCTCCAATCCGATCGTGATGAAGGAAGACTTTGCTTCCAAGCAGGGTAACGGCATCACCTTCGAATTCATCACCAACCTTGATCGCGGCTCCATCAAAGGCCGTCAGCCCCTTCGCGGTCATGAAGACAAGCTCGGTGAGTTTGGCGACAAAGCCTACTGGGACATGCGCAAGAAGGGCATTTCCATCCATGAGCTGGACGCCGACCTTGCAGCGATCGACCTTCGCAAGGCATCCAAGGCTTCGCTCAAGACCTGGGCAGACGAGGATGTCAAATACGAAGTCATCGAGCGCCTGCAGGACGTAGGCCAGAACCTCGACGTTACCTACAACGACGCGACGGCTGCTGAAAAGAACACCTGGCACACCAACAACAAGGACCGCGTGCTTTACGGTAACGCGCTCTCTAACTACGTCACCAACAACCATGCGACCTCGCTGGCGAACATCGCATCGCCGGGTGGCAAGGCGACCAAGGAAACCATTTCGCTGATGAAGCGAATTGCTCTTTCGGCTCGTCCGCGCATTACCCCGACCAGCCTGACCAAGACGGAAAACCGCCGTTTCTTCGTCGCGTTCGTCGGCTCCCTGACCATGCGCGATATCGTCATCTCGATGAGTGACGCAGAACGCACGGTTTCGGTTCAGCGCCGCAACGAAGGCCTGTTCCTCGGTGGTGACCGTGAGTGGGACGGCGTTGTCATCCATGAAGTGGACGACATGCCAATCCTGCCGGCTGTTGGCGCCGCAGGCATCAACGTTCAGCCCATCTTCCTGCTCGGTCAGGAAGCTCTCGGTTGGGCTCTCAAGTCCCGCTACGCCTCGCGTGAGCAGAAGGACGATTATCAGCAGGTCGAAGGCCTGGGCATGATCGGCAAGTGGGGCATGAAAAAGCTCGGTTACACGATTGGCGACAGCGGCAAGACCGTTCAGGCGATCGATGGAACTCAAACCAACGTCCTCGGCAAGCAGCGCGGTGTCGTCAACGGTTTCGTTGCCGCCATCGGCGATTAATCCGGGAAAGGGATAACGATCATGGCTAACCCCATCTGGACTAACGCAATCAAGCATCCCGAGGATACCGGCACTGGCGTATGGCGGCGCCGGGTTTCCTTTGGCGAGACGGGCATTGGTACGACGGGCGTTCCCGTCATCACGCTCGAAAAGGGCTCGATCCCGCTTCGGGCCTATGTCCGCGTTGAAACGGCCTTCAATGCTGCCACCACGAACGTCCTGACGCTCGGTACTGCCGCCGTCATCGACAGCCTGGTGACCAGCGCCAACGCTGTTGCCGGCACTCCTGGCTTCAAGACAGGCACCGGCGTCGAAATCGGCACGGAATTGGCGGCTGACACCACGTACTACGCCAAGTTCACGCAGACCGGCACGGCGGCAACAACCGGCGTGGCGGAATTCATTGTCGAGTTCGCCAACCCGCGCAACTGGGCTCATTACACCAACCGCTCACAGGATAAACGCTGATGGCCAAGGTGAAATATGACGCTCTGACCAGCGATGCCGATGAGGTCGAGGCCTTTGGCTACAAGTTCAAGGACGGCAAGTCCACGGACGTGAAGACCGAAGACCTCCACAACTTCCAACGCGGCAATCCGTTCTTCTCGGTAGCCAAGGCTGAGGCGGAAGCAAAGGTCGCCAAAACCTCGACCGATGACGGCTCCCTGAAGGCGGTTCACATCGCCGGCGGACGGTTTGTCATCAAGCAGGACGGCGAGACGGTCAAGGAAGGCCTCAACAAGGCCGATGCAGACGCGTTTAACCAACTGAGCGCCGACGAACGGGAACAATACATCTCTTAGTCAAGCCAAGCCCAGCGACGGCGGGCGATTATATCGTTCGCCGTCTGCCTAGACACCCCAAACTTAGCGCCGATTTCTTTCCTGCTCATTAGCCCATCGAGTTCTCGGATATCGCATACTTGTGAGGCTGTAAGCTTTGAGCCGGAACATTGTTCTCCTCGACCTGTAGTGCCGTGAGTGATTTTGTCGGCATTGTTGTCGGTTGCGGTTTTCCAAGAAAGATGCCGTGGGTTGAAACATCCAAGGTGACCATTCCCGCAAGAGTGTGAGGCTTGCATGGATGGTGTCTCTGGTGGGCCTTGCACAAACTCGCACATGACTCTTGATGCCAGTTGATTTCGTCCATTAAGGCGGAGAACGCCATAGCCGTTTGCCATGCGAGCACCATCCCAGAAAAGACAGTCGTCTAAAGGCCAGGATGTAAGGGATCGCAGTTCATCAGCTTTCGTTTTTGGCTTGGGCCTTAGACCAACCG